GGAGCAATCAATATAAGTTTAGCGAGGTTTTGAGGGGGAAGCTTTAAGCGAACTTAAAAGTCTTCAGAAGTGTTAAATGATAAATATCTATTCTTGAGCGAACTCAAAGAAGAGATTATTCGTTATTTAAAATATTTAAAAGCGTTCAATTGTATGCTATGGCCATCTATCTTCTAGATAAGATGCCTCTAAAACTATTTTAAATTATTTAGATATACTAGACATGTTTAGGATGATTATAAAGCACTCTTCTAAAATAATTTAAAATATCGTCAATATTTCTATATTGATCATCAAAAACAGTATATCTTTACATATATTAAGTCAATAAAACTCCATTGTTATTATTACTATATCGTTAAATTTAGTGTATGTTAGATTATCTAAATTTCTTCTTTTAAAACCCAGGTATTTGAAAAGATTTATTACTTTTATTTTTACGACAATAATGAATTCTCCTAATCCAAAAATTTCTATTGTAAGCAACATCGTAGAACTACTTCTTAAAGGGGAAGTTATTATGTTAGACAGTCCAAATACATTTAAGTAGAGGTTATACTATATCCAAATTACGATCTTATATAATTTAATTTCTAATTTACCTCAGTTTCTAAAAATTTATAGTCGGCCTTTTCACACATATTTAACCGCATTATGGTTTTCCTTTGGTACCATATTAAACAATTCCTGTATCCAAAAATTTTGAAAATGATAACAATCCAAAACCTAATCGATCACAAATTTAATATTAAAGTTAATAATTAAGTTTTGATATACCCATACTATTGACATAAACATTTAAATATTTACTGGTTAATAGAACTTTAAAATTTTTCAACCCTCTTATGAAGTTAGGTTATTATCTCAAAACACGCTTCGTGTGTAAATATATTACTTATTATAATAACTTAGAAGCTCCTTAACTTTTGAGTCCAACATATATAGCTTATAGATATAATCCTGGATTTTAGCTCATTTATTTATTCCTACCAGTATAGATTTGTTTCATCATTAAAATTTTTTAATAATCTCTGCATATAAAAGTTTAACCTCCTTTGACAAAACTCCATTTTGAGCAAAAATCGTAAACTATACCTTATTTGTATTATAAATCCTTTACTATAATACCTAAAGCAGAATGTTTTATGTTTTCAGGAGTACCCTTGGAGTTACTAGTAAATAACATTATAGCTTATAAAATTAGTTTACATATACTTCTGATCGCAATAAATAATCTATCATCTCCTGAAACTTTAAATACAAATCTCTTTGGTGAGAAGTTTAACAATGCATATTAATAAGATTATGCAGAAGCTGCAGTATTTAAGTATTAATCATATTATAACCAAGGTTATCTTATTCCTTGCATTTATAATAGAAAATAACCATCACACATGTTAATAAAGGTGTTGTAAAAAGTTGTATTTAGACTAAGTCCTGACATCACAGTCTAACTAAGAGGAATACAAATCCAATCTTAATGAATACTCTTCCCAGATTTTAATATCTAACCCATTTATTAAGGGAAATTATTTCTAAATTTGCAAATTTGTTATTTAGTTAAAGGAGGTCCGTTTATACCTGGAATATTGCTAAATAAAAATATATCATTATTTTATGTGACTTACATTATCCCTCTAATGAAATCTTATGAAGAAATTTAACCACCATTGATTTTTAAAAATTATTTTATATATTTCTATTGATATTTCAAAATCTTGTAAACAAAATTTGAAAATATCGACAACCTTAATTTATTTTGAGTGTTCTACCAACTACCACCATCTCCAGATACGGTGTCACATTAGACCTTGGATACATTTTACATACTTTTGGCTAGTATTTAAGCTGAATATCCCTGTACAAAAGGATAATTCATGAATCTCATTAATTATAAAGCACTGCTTTGCCATAATACAGGTAAACCTTTTGCTTATTATCCTGGGACACAAATATTCCTTGACCTATTTCCATTTTACAAGGGCATATTGTTTTACATACAATGGATTAGTTTTTACAAATCTTAACGATATACTTATCCAGATTTTAACATGGTTTTAAAACAACCAGACCAACTTCTATTTTTTTAAGTTAATTGCCTAGCAGCACATTTTTTGTATATTTATTTTTTGCCTTTGTCAAAGCCCTATTTCTTATTAAAATATTATTCCATATTGACTTAGGCAATTTTCCTGAATATAAATTAAAATTTATGAAAATTATTTTATAAATAGCTGACAAACCTGCCACACATTTATATATAAAGCTAATCTCCATGATTAGAAGATCTATTAAACCCACCAATTGATCTATCAAATATAGATTTGAATACGTTGTGAGGGACTAATCCACTCGCATATTAATAACAAGACAAAATCTTACCTTATTTTTTAACAGGAAATCCAACTGGTGTAAAATTTTTTGAATAGGGGTGGAATTAAGTATACATTTATTTTTTCTTATCATAAATGACTGGTTTGGGATATTTTTGTAAAAACCTATTTATAGATTAACAAGTTGATAAAAATTGATCTCTATATTACTATTGAATATGTTATTGATTGAAATTATCAGGAACTCTTTAAATCTTACAAACCTGATAATAATGTTGAACACTTTTATGAAAACCCATACCATATCGTTAAAACTAAGTGTTCTCAAATTTCTACAATTGCTTTATTTACACAATTTAGTCTTTAAACTATTATTACTCATATTAAAAAAATCTTTATTTTAAATTTTTAAATATTTATAAGTTAAAATTTTGTAGAAAAATTTGTCTGATTATAAAAGGTATAAACTTTTGGTTAAAATTACCTAAATCTACTTAAAGGATCTTATCTTTAGGTAGATCAAGATCGTAGAAGATTAATATACCAAAATCACAGACTATTTTATTTTGATATTTCAATAAGCGTTAACATCTATCGAATTTAATACCATCTATTACAATTTGTTTAGATTAAAATTTTATATTAGAAGGTCCTATATTTATTTAACAAATGAATTATGGAGCCCAGACATAGAGGTCATGTTAACACTTAGAATGAATATAGGATAACATTTATCCTAATTTGAATGATTATTTTTTTTTTAAAATTTTTTGGCATATAGGAGGCCAAGTATCATAATAATCCGTAACATAAAGGTATTCATTCTTAATACCTTTAAAAATACTAAATAAAATTAGTTTAAGTATACAAGTACTTATATTTAAAATTCTTATGTACTAGCTAGCTAATATTAACATAAG